CGTGATGTTGCTGCAGGTGCTCTGGATGAAGATAGCGGAGTTGGACTTCGTATTCGGCACGCCCCGCGGCATGTCGAAGTAATTGCCGATGATCCGGATGTTGGCGCCGCCGCTCACCTGCACGCCGTCAGCGTGAGCCTCGGGATCGTTCCAGCCGAGCTGCGTGACGTAGCACCCCTGAATCAACACGTTGTGCAGGGCCTTGAAACCGTCGCCGGCGATCTGGTGCACGTAACAGCCGAGCGCTGAGTAGCCGTCCCCATAGATCGCCGTAGCCTTGGCGTTCTTGAGCTCGCACCGCTGGACCGTGATGCCCGTGCACTTGTCGCAACGGATGCAGAACTGCCCGCCGCCGGCGTCGATCACGCAGTTGATGAACGAGATGTTCTTCCGACCCGTGATCGTCACTTGGCCAGAGATTCGCAAATTCCGAAACGTCGCCCCGTCGGCAATCTTCAGGTTCTTTGCATCAGAAGCCGTGAGTGCGATGCCTGTCGTGCCCGTGGTCGCTGCCGACGGACGGCTTGTCGGCGTCGGTACCGCGATCGGCCCCGTGGCTGGCGGCGGGATCGCCGGAGCGGCCACCGGCACAACCGTCATCGAGTCGATGTTTGGCCCGCCGGCGGACCCGTAGGACGTTCGAATCTTCGCGCCCGCCGGGATATTCACCTTCACTGGGGCCGAGTCGTGCCACCCAGCACTGCCGGCGAATGGGATCGCGACCTTGATCGCGCCGACCTCCAGCATCACCGGCCGGGCTGTTGTGCCGGGATTCTGGCCGTACAGCGTGACGAAGACTTCGCCGGTATCGGTGACCTGGTTCCAATCCAGCCACCCGCCCGCCCCCGAGGAGCTGGGCCCGCCCGGGTTGACGTACGTCACGCCGGACGCCGTTTCAACGGTCGAGGCGGCGTCGTGTTTCGCGTTTTCGGCTTGGTAGACGCTCATTCGTCACCTTTGAGTTCTTCGAACCCCCGCCCGATGCCTTGTCCTTCCTGCAGGTGCACACTCCGCAGGTGATAGATGATTTCCTCGGTGGGCGTGCCGTGGGCCGATTTCTTGAAGACCGTCGCGCCCCGCTCTTGTGCCTGTCTGATCTGGTCGTCATCGCCGCCGGTCATCACCACGCGAGCCAGCTGTGGACGATCCTTGAGGGCGTCGAGCACCAGCAGGCCGTACGGCGAATGCACCGACTTGGTCGCATCGGTCGGCTGCAGCACGCTGGGAATGTTCAGGTCGATCAGCGCGCAGTCGAAGGGCACGCCGCTTTGAATGCACGCCAGCGCCACCTCGAGACTGTTGGCTGGAATTACTTCAAATCCCCGCCGCTCGAGTGTGGTTCGCATCGCCAGCGCCGTGTTCGGATGATCCTCGACGTAGAGGACCGTTGTTTTTTCTTTCGGCACCGCGTTGTGGGCGGCGGCATAACGGTCGGCGTGGGCCTTGGCTTCGATCTCCGCCTTCTCCATTGCGATGCGGATCTCGCTCTCCCGATCCTTGCGGCGGTTTTCGCGGCTCTGGTAGTACACGCTCGCCAGGAAGCCGAGCACGCCCAGCAGGATAGTGCTTATCACGCCGCCGATCTGCGCCCACTGGTACAGGCTTGTCCGGCCTTCAGCGGTGATGGTGCCAACGACGCCCGCTGCTGGCATCAGCGGTGCGGCAACGGCGAGTACTTTGGCTTTGATTTCGTCGGTCATCACGCCGCAGCCCTCACGGATTGAGGTTCATCGTTCTGGGCCGCCGCGATGGCGTCCTTGTCGTGGCCGAGGGCGTCTTGGGCTTCGTCCACAAGCGCCTTGGTCTGATCGTCCTGCACGTGATCGAGGATGCCGGCCTGTGGCGGGAATGGGTACGCGTTCCTTTCCGGAACGCCGAAGATCGCCTTGTCCTGATCGGGATTGAGGAACTCGCGCACGCGCTGAGTGCTGTCGGTGAGCTGCACGATCGCCTTTTCCTGCACGAACAGCTGGTCGCGGTATTTCCAAAGCAGGCAGACGAGCAGGCCCAGCGCGATGACGGCCAGGCCGATGCCGATGATCGGAATCGCCAAGTCAGCAGCCAGGGAGATCGCCGGCAGCACCGTCCACATCAGGATGCCGGTGAGCCCTGCGCCAACAGCCGCATAGCCGGCACGGCGAATAATCGGCGTTTCTGAGCCGAAGATGACGGCGGCCGCGCCCAATGCCATTACGACGCCGAAGATGGTCACCCACGCGACGCGCGAGTGATTCAGGCTGCTGTCGCGATCCCGGATGGCTTGATCGCGCTCGTCGCGCATGCCCTCGTATTTCTTCTTCCACGCCGCGTCGTTGTCCACCACGAGTTGCTGCGCCGCCTTCAGTTCCGGTACCACCTTCGCCAGCTCGGCGATCGCGTTGAACTGCTCGCCCAGCGCGGCAGCCTGCCGCGTTGTCGCGCTGCGGATCCGTGAATAGTCCGGCTGCAGAATCGGCAACACCTTCGCCGGCGTCTTGCTCACGGCCGATTCCACCGCGGCGCCAATCGTCGCGTTAGCCTCGGAGGCTGTTGCGTTTGTGCGGCCTACGGTCGGCAGCAGGATCTCCGCCCGCGTGGCCGTCGAGCCCAGCTGCACCTCAGCCGCCGACGGCGTCGGCTTTGGCTGGGGTTCGCAGCCGATGAAAGGCAGTACAGCGAGGATGATGACGGTTGAGAGGGTTGAGAATTTCATAGGAACCGTAAGCAAAGGGCTGCAACGATGCCGACACCGATCGCGGAGGCGATCCATTTCCCCGCCTCGGCCGGTTTCATGGCAGATACCTCGCGATGACGATGTAGGCCGCCATTGCGCTCATCCAAACGACTGCAAGGATCTGCTCGATGCTCATTGAGACAGCAGGTGCCGGCGAATGATCTCGTTGTCTTCGAGCCTGCTGCGGCGCCCGAGCGTGTGGCTGTCGCCAAACGTCATCACGGTCAGTTGCCCGCCGCTGTTGATGATCCGGCAGAAGCCGGCCGACACGACCGTCGTCATGGCGTTGACGATCGTGCAATGCTCCAGCAGCTGGGGAAACAGGATCGGAATCTCTAATCCGTGGGACAGCACGACGACGTATTTCAGGTCGGCGAGATCGCTCACAAGAGCCTCATGTTCTAGAAACGGCCGGCGGAGGACCGGCCGTCGACACGCACCACCGCCACAGCGTCGGCGTTCGCTGATATGGAAGGCGACTGGTGTCGGAGGAGAGGTCGGTATCAGCGGGCCCGGCGGCCCTGCTGTTCAGCACGAAGATCGCGAACTACCTCGGCAATGCCCAGTATCTCGCCCGCCTGAAGGGTGTTGACCGTCCAGCCTTCGTCGCCGACGAAAATCACATCGGACGTGGGGACGAGTGCTCCGAAGTCGGCGACGGCGTACTCGATCATCCGCACGCGCTTCATCTCGGGACCGGCCTGCGTCTGCACCAGGCGAGTATCTTCCGGCCCGACGTTAATGGCGGTCTTTTCAACCTTCGCCCCCGCGCCCGCCTTCTGCAGGTAGACAACGGTCCCCCGGTTGCCCGTCAGGACCGCGGCGGATCGCTTCAAAAGTTCTGAGTGAATGCTCATGAAAACAAAGGGCTGCGCCACGCCACGCGGCGCAGCCCTTCGGCTCAGTTTCTTCAGGAAAACGCCGGCTTACAGCGCGCCGGTGATCAACTGCCAGCATTCGGCGTAGTGGACGCGTTCGTCCACGTCGAAGCGGGCACGGACGACGTCGCCGCGGGTTCGCTCGTCGCGGTAGGTCTCGACGACCGTGCCGATGTCCGAGCCGTCCGCCGACCAGTGATAGGTGCGGCCGACGCTGGGCTCCTGCACGTCGATGCTCTTGGCGCGAACGCCAACGCCGACGACCGTCTTCGTCCACAGGCTACCCATGGAGAGGGTCTGCGTCTCCTTGCGGGCGGCCGTGTTGGTCTGCCCGCCGGCGACGATGACCTCTTCCACGTCGAACACCTGGGCGAGCACCATCGCGGTGATCTTGCTCGCTTCGGGATTCTGGAAGCCGGAGTACTTCAGCCGGTCGATGACCGAATCGCATTCGCGGCAGTGCTGGAATGCTTCCCAGTCCATCGCGACGACGTTGGGCATGAGGCCGCACGCGTTGCGCACGGCGATCTTGCGGGTGAGGATGTCCGCGACCGGATCCGCCGAGGCGTGCGTGCTCCAGATGGTGCCCGCCGCAGCGTTGGTGAACGTGCCGGTATTGACCAGCCTCGTGCACACGCGCTTCTCGTGAGCACGCAGCACGGTGTCGCGTGCACGCTTGGTGGCCACCACTTCGGCGTCGAAGTAGCGGCGGTAAATCCGCTTGAGGCGGTCGTCGATCGGGACTTCGTGGCCATGGTCGACCGTGGCGTAGAAGTACTCGCCGAAGGTGAACTCGCTGCGGCCGTACGCGCCGGTGCTGGCGCGCTTGGTGTCCAGATCGCGCAGCAGTTCGGCGACGGGGATCTTGCCGACGTCGGCCGATTGCTCGGCGACTTCTGCGACCGGCATCAGCCGGAGACCCACGAAACCGTTACGCGACGCGTCCAGGTCGATCTGTTCCATCGTCGCGCCCAGGTCGGGGCGATTGATGGCAGTGCTGGGAGAGGGAGAGCTCATTGCAGGTTCCTTGCCCCGATAGGGGAAAAGGCACCCGCCAGATGGGTGAAAACGCCAGAAAGGAGAGGTTCGAAAGGACCGGGCGTGGCGTTTCTGGCTTCGCCCACTACGGCAGAGTGATCAGCTCAGCCGCGCCCGGTCCTGTTCTTTCACGATTTGGCCCACAGCGTCACTGCGGGGTTACGACTTAGTCGGGCACGACCGCCGTACGGACGGCGCCGAGCTTGGTGAGCGACTGCGCCACCCAGCCGGTCGTCGTGCGCTTGGTCACGACGATCAGATCCGTGTCGGTGCACAGGTATTCCTGCGTGCCGTCCGAATCGACGTCGTTGATCTTCGTGTTGCTGCTGGCCGGCGTGCGCAGCTCGAAGTTCGCGCCCGCGTTGGCCGCGATGTTGATCGAGAAACCGATCGGAACGCTGGCGATCGCCGGAAGGACGATCCAGTCGTTTGCGTCGGTCGTCACGCCCGCCACCACGACCTGCGACACGCCCACCGCGATGGACGAGCCCGCGCCGCTGTCGGCCGCGGCCGTCAGGCTCTGGGTGTAATCGCTCTTCAGGTTGCCGGCGAAGTCGCCCGGCAACGTGTAGATGCGGGCGGCCGTCAGCGTGGCCGGCGGCTTGATCGTCGCCTTGTAGTCTCCGGTGCCGCCCGTCTGGGCTGCCAGTTCGATCGAAGGGTACGCCCCGTCGGTGTCGACCTCGAACGCCGCGGCGGTGGTGCCAGGCGTTGCGGCCGACAGGTCGGTGTTCTGCAACGGCAGAACCTCGATGATGTCGCCGTCGGCGCTGGCCGACTGCAGGGCAACACCGATGACGACCGTGCCGCTCGCGTCGATCTTGCCGTTCGCCGCGGCGTATACCGGGTTGAAGGCGGTGATCGCAGCGAGGGCCACCATCAGGCGGGTGCCTTCGGCAGACCACACTCGTACCGACCCGACTTCATCGTCGGTGGTGGTGGAGACTTCGAGCGTGCCCAGGCCGGGCACGGACGCGCCGGCGTAGGCGAGGACGCCGGCGGTGATCACCATCCGGCGGAAACGGTTCAGGGCCGCGCTGTTCGGGAAAGAACGCGTGGGCCCGGCAATGAATTGGCTCATGTCAGGTTCCCTGCTTTACGGCAGGGCCTTTCTTGTTGAACTGAGGATCGATTCGTGGAAAACACGGTCACCCCCCCTTGGGTGATATTCGCCGTGTACGACTACTTGCCGCCGGACTGCATGAAGGCCTGGTGCAGCGCCGGATCTTCGGCGGCGATCTTCATCACCGCTTGCGCCCGGGTAATGCCCTTTTCCTTCACGAGCTGGTCGCGGCGTTCGATGAACGCGCTCGCGCCCGCGGCACCGTTTCCGGCGGCCGGCTGTTCGGCTGCGGCCGACGGGGTCGCCGGTACGCCCGGCCTCTTCGGGGTGGCCTCGGCGTTCGCTGCCGCAGTGCGACTGGCGACGCGGCTTTCGATCACGCCATGCGCGCTTTTAGCCTCGTCCATCGTCCACGCGTTTTTGGCGGCGGCCAGCACGAAGCTGGCGTTCGCCTCGCCCGGAAACGCAGCCTCGAGTTCGGCGATGCTCGCCGGCTTGGGTTCGGCCGCGGCGGGTGCGGGGTTCGGCGCGGTTGCGGTGGCCGGAGCCGTCGCCGGGGCGTTCGCAGCCGGCGTCTGCGGAGAAGCCACGCCCGCATCGGGTTTGGCTTCGGCGGGAGCGGTCGCTCCCGTTTGCTGCTGAGCAGTGTTGCCCATGTCAGCCTCCTTTGGTGTAGACACGGCTTCGGAGCCCGCGGCGGAGGGTTGATCCTCAGCAGCGTCCTCGGCCAGGGTAGATCCGTCGGCGGAACGTCCGCCGTCGGCTTGGGTCTGTGACCCTTGTTCGATTTTGTTGTCGGCGGCGGCGATCGTCGCGCTCACCCGCCCCGGTACTTTCATCGCCGATAATCGCTTCATCGCGGCGTCGAAGCTCTCGATGTGATCGACTAGGCCCGCCGATTTCGCCTGCCGGCCGACGTGCACCCGCGCGTCGGCGAGTTTGCCCGCGGCGTCGGTGCTAATCCCGCGCCCCTTCGCGATTGCCTCCACGAAGACCGCGTGCATCGCGTCGATCTGCCGCTGCCACTCGGCGAGTTGCTTAGGTGTGATTTCCGTGCCCGGTACGCCAGCGCCTTTCGCTTCGGCGCTCTTGATGACGTGAACCTTCACGCCCTGCTGCGCCGCCATCTGCGAGCGGTCCTGCACAACGGCCAGCACGCCGATCGATCCGACGGTCGCCGTCTCGTTCGACGCGATCCAGTTAGCCTGTGCGCCCAGCCAGTACGCGGCCGATGCCATCAAGCCGTCCGCGTACGCCGCCAGCGGCTTTTTCGCCGCGGCGTCGGCGACCTCTGTCGCCAGTTCTTCGGTGCCGCTTACCGTCCCACCCGGCGAGTCGTAACGCATCATGATTGCCCGCACACGGTCATTGGCGACTGCGTGCCGGATCGTGCGGCGGAGCATGACGGTGCTGGTCGAGTCCGACCAGCTGCTTTCCTGTTTCATCAGCGAACCGACAACGTCGATGATCGCAATGCCATCGGGTGTCAGTGTGTAGCTGTACATCGTCGGCGACTGCTCGCCGCTCGCCGCGACCGGCATCGCCGCCGACTTGCTACGCAGCTCGATCTGCTTGGCGATGTGCACGCTCCAGTCGATCTTCGCCGCGGTGTCGCGCAGTAGGTCTGCCGCCGATTCGAGGATCGCCCATACGCCCAGGTACTGGGTGAGGTATGGGGTCTGCATAGTGATGGTGATCGCTTCGCTCATGGTTTTTTCGCCGGGTTCGTGTCGTGCCAGTCCTGGATTGATCTCACGCCATTCACCATCAATTGCTGCGCGCTCGCCGCGGCGGCGTGCCGCGAGATGAACGGCTTACTGCTGGCGATGGTGTCCTCGCCGTCGAATAGGAACCACGCCCAGCCGTCGGCGAACGGTTTGATTTCAATGTGCATGGAGTCTCGCCCCTCGCGCTCTGGGCAGCGTCACGCCGCGCGGCGGCCGCAGTCGCGCCCGAAGCAATTCGAGTGACCGCCTCAAGGTGTCGCGTACGCCGTCGGCTTTGATCCCCGTCCGGCTGCTGATTTCATCGATTCCCATGCCCCCGCCGAACCGCATCGCCACCACTGGCTGGCAGTCTTCGGGGAGCATCCACAAAAGGCGTGCGAATTCGGGCCTTTTGAGGGCATTTCTGGTTGCCAATTCCGCCGCTCTTAACATCTTAAAAATCGCCGAATTTCGCCGTTTTTTCGCATATTTTGCTTGCTTTGGTAACGCTTTACGTTATACTCTGCAAATCAACTTAACGAAGGGATTGGAACTTATGAACGCGAGCGAAATTACATTCGGGATTGAGATCGAGACGACGATTCCTGCCGGTGCTCTGCCGGTTGGTTCCTACACCCACGGCGCGCCGGTCGTGGCGCTGCCGGGTTGGACCGCCAAGTACGACGGTTCGATCCGCGCTCGCGGCAGCCGTCAGGGTTGCGAATTCGTCTCGCCGGTCCTGAAAGGCGCGGAAGGCGTCGAGTCGATGCTGGCGGCCATCCGCTACATCAAGTCGATCGGCGCGGAAGTGAACGCCTCGTGCGGCCTTCACGTTCACGTTGGCTTCGATAAAACGAACGTGGTCGCGAGCGTGAAACTGGCGACGCTGGTTGCCAACTTCGAAAAGGCGATCTTCGCCAGCACCGGAACCAAGTCGCGGGAACGCGGCACCTACTGCCGTCCGATGCAACAGTACGGCACCGCCGACCGGGCGCTGCAGTCGTCGCGCGGGAACCGCTACCACCTGTGCAATTTCGCCAGCGAACACGCGACGGTTGAATTCCGAGCATTCGCCGCAACGTTGAACGAAAGCAAGATCATCGGCCATGTCGCCATGTGCGTCGCGCTGGTCGAGCGGGCTTTGACCGCCAAGCGCGTCACAAACTGGGTCGCCCCGGCCGTGTCGGAAACGTCGCCGATCCGCCGCAACGGCGAAGGCCAGACCGCCCTGACCCGCTTGTTCTACCAACTCGGTTGGATCAAGGGCCGTACGTCGCACACGTTCGGAAACATCGCCCCGCAGGGCAAGGCGGCGATCGACGTTGCCAAGCGGGCGCTGATGAAGATGGCCCGCAAGTATGACGCCCGCTGATGGGCGTCTCGCTGAGGGGCGGGCGTTGTGCCCGCCCCCGCGAATCGAGAGTCACAAGTTTTTGGAGAACGCAATGCCTTACTCAGCCAACTATCCCGCGACCGTCGCCGAAGTGCTGGACGATTCGATGACATTCAAGCCCGACGCCCTACGAGCCGTGCGGGAGCTGGCCGCCGCCAAGCCCTGGCGAATGTCGGCCGATGAACGGTTGGAACTCTTTCAGGCGACCGCCCGCAAGCTCGCGGCGGCCTATGGCATCGGCTGCCCGAGAGTGTCGCGCGGGACAATGGATTGCTACACGCCCCACAGCAACCGCATCTGGCTCACCGGCAAGATGTCGGTCGTAACGTTCCTTCACGAATTCGGCCACGCTCGCGGGTTTGATGAACGGCAAACATGCGGCTGGTCGATCAATTTGTTTCGCCGCTGTTTTCCGCGCAGCTTCGCCCGCTGCCGCCAGGTCAATCACACGCTCGTCAATGAAGGGAGCCGCTAACCATGTGCAGCATTTTTGGATTCATCGCCCGCAAGTCGTCGCCCGTTGATCTTCGCATCGTGCGAAACATCGTCGAGGCGAACATCCGCCGCGGCCCCCACGCCTTCGGCTTCGCTTGGATCGACTCGCGCAGCCGGTTGCATGCCTACAAGCAGTGCGGCCGCCTCACCGACATGCTGGGCGTACTGGCCATGGCCCGCGACGCTCGCATGCTGGTCGGCCATCTGCGCTACGCCACACACGGCGAGCCGGAGAACAACATCAACAACCATCCGCACCCCGTCGACGGCGGCTGGCTCGTTCACAACGGCATGGTTCGCAACTATGCCGAGCTGCTGAACGAACACGGGATCGCGCCCGTGAGCGAATGCGACAGCGAAGTTCTCGCGCACCTGATCGAGCGGTCGGAGGAGTCAAAGTACGTTCGCCGCGCGGCGGAGACCGTCGAGCAGACCGACGGCAACCTCGCGATGCTCGCCCTATGGGCGCGACCGAACAAGCTGATCGCCGTTCGTCGCGGCAACCCGCTGCACTTCGGCTATACGACGGCCGGGCTCTACATGGCCACGCTCGCCGACCGATTACCGGGCAAAGTGCGGCCGATGGCCGACAACTTCGCGATCGAGTTCAACACCGCCGGCCAGAACACGCGAGCCGTGCAGCTCGATGAGCGTGCGGGCGTGGTGGCCGGACTGTACGATTTGGAAACCTACCGAGGCGGGTAACCGCCGGGAGATCACATGGGACTCGACCGAGAAAAGATCAAAGCCGCTCGCGAACGGGCGGGCCTCACGCAACAGCAGGCGGGCGAGGCCATTGGCGCGAAGTCGACCGCCGCCAAGGTGCGTTGGTACCAGATCGAGGCCGGCACACAGGGCAATCCGTCATTGGAAACTATCGAAGCGGTCTGCCGCGTGCTGGGCGTCGGCGTGGACGAGATCCTCGCCGCCGATTCGCCCGCGATGCCCCATCGCCGCGCGGCTCAGAACCGCAAGCGGCCATCGTCCTCGGCCGGATCGAAGGGCTGACCGTCTTTCAGCACGAACGTGAGTGCGGTCTCGTGCTTCACGCCGAACAGTTCGACCTCTTTGATGCACTCGTCACACTGAAATACCGGCAGCAGCGCGGGCGAGTCGCCGACGCTGATCTCGCCGGACTGGGTGAGCAGGCGGTTGCATTTTGGGCACGGGAATTGGGCGAGCGAGTCACTCATCGCCCAACAGCATACATCGTCCTGACGCTGTGTGTCGAATCGCCGAAATCGGCGGTTGATTTGCCTGTCAAAGTGTTGTTACCTTGCCGTCCTGCGGAGCAAAACAATATGAGCATTTCACTGGTTTGTCAGCGATGCGGCGCGGGGTACGAGCGTTCGCCCTATGCCGTGAAACGCAGTAAGTTCTGCTCGCTCGAATGCTTCTGGGCAGCCAAGCGGAAATACCTTCCCGAAGAATCCAAACGGATCAGGATGCGCAATTGGAAGGTGGCGAACCGCGATAAGGTCCGTACCTGTTGGCGTCGCGGCGTACAGCGGAAAAAGGCCGCTGGATTATGTTTTGTCTGCGGAAAATTGCCGCCCGCGAACGGCCTCTTGCGCTGTGCGGGTTGTGAGGAAAAGAATCGCATTACCCGTCAGCGGTCCCGCGCAAAATTACGGCGGGAAGTGCTCGCCGCGTATGGTGGTGCCGTCTGTGCGTGCTGCGGTGAAACCGAGGAAAGATTTCTTACCATCGACCACATTCACGGCGGTGGCGAACAGCACCGCCGAATCGTAACTGCGGCCGAGTTTTACCGCTGGCTGAGAAAGAATCAGTTTCCGCCTGGGTTTCAGGTTCTCTGCTTTAATTGCAACCTTGGTCGTTCGATTAATGGCGGCGTATGTCCGCACGTCTCTCGACAACATCAAGCGACCGGAATTATTCCGAACGCCGCTGCTTCTTCGGGACGGGCCGGCCCGACATAGCGGAACCCCGCCGTGATTCGGCTGCTGGCGGTCGCCCGCTTGTACTTTTCCGCGTCCTTGAATCCCTTCGAGCCGCTCGTCAGCCCGGGCTTTCGAATCATCGCCCAGAGCTTTGACTTGGCGCGATGGCGGATGAACGCCGGATGGCTCGTCGAGCTGTAGTACGGCACGCCCGTCGCGCGGTAGAGCGAAGCAACGTACTCCGAAGTCGCATTCCCCAGGCCGATTCCTTGGAATGTTGGCAAGCAGACGGTTCTGTGCTCGCGGTAGCTCAGGCCTTTGCTCGTGGGCGCGTGCATGACCGCCGTGAACGTCGCGGGCTCGCCGGCGATGAGGCCGATGAAGCAGGCGGCGTTGTTGTGGATCGAGTGGGCGAGGTAATGATGAGGTGCGAAGAGGGCCCAAGCCTTTCGATGCACGCGGACGATTTCCAAGCCGATGTCGGGTCGCCGAAGCCGCCCCCGAGTGTGCTCACACAGCACACGTTGGCCGGGCGTGATGTCGATGACCCAGTCGGGCTCGAAGTACGGGACCGCGTCCGGATGAACGCAGAGCGCGACCAGTTGGCCGCCCCGCCGCCGAACCGCACTGGCGGCGGCGGCCGCCGCCACTTGGCGGGCCTGGGCGTGCACGATCGAACCGAATTCGTCGATCACCGCGCGGGCCGGTCGCTCGGCGAGCGTGCGGGCGAGATCCACGCGGAACTTGCCGCCGTTGCTGAGCGCGTGATACGGCTTCTTCCAGTCCGGCGGCGAGGAAAACCCCACACGGCTGAGCAGACCTGTGATGTCGTCGATGCTCATCCCCTCGGCGAACCCGTCAGCGATGCACATGTCGGTCGGCCAAGCCCAATCGCCTTGGTTGACCAGCTCGCCCGTGAATAACTCCGCGGCGATCGTGCTCTTGCCCGCCATCGAGGGCCCAACAATCACGCCGACCGACCATTCGGCGGGCAGCTTGATGTCGGTTTCCCACTCCTGCACGCTCGTCGCATTGGTCGACAGATCGAACTTACCGCAGATCTGCATGAACCGCGGCGTGCGCTTGACGGTGATGTCTCGGCGGATGCTCGACTTCATTTTCTGAATCCGCTGCAGCTGCTCGCCGCGACGGCTGCCATCTTGTCGAGATAACAGTCGCGGATGTCCTCGAAGGCCTTGCGCTCCGCCCATGCGATCGACTGGCTGTGCTGAAACTGCCGCACGTACGCGGCGCGGCACTTGTGCCATTCGCCCTGCCAGTGGCAAGGCAGATCGCCGACACACTCGATGGGCGCGACAGATGACATGGGGATCGTCAGGCGGTTTTTCGCGCGGCGAGCTTCGGCAGCCGGCCGCGAATGTCTTCGGCCAAGCCGGTGAGGTTGTCACTCACTTCTTCCAGCGCCTCGATCAGCTGCCGCTTGGACCGATTGTCGATGGCGTCGATCATGCTGCGGAGTTGAGCCGGCGGCATATCAAAGAAGATGCCGATGCGGTTGGAAAAATGCTCGAGGTACGCCTCAATCGTCGTGATTGACCGCTTGGTGCCGTTGGCCCGCGTGTGGGCGTCTTCGCCAGCAGCGGCTTTTTCCCTGATCACAATCCGTTGGGCGGCGACGAGCGACATGCCCTCCCCCCGCGTGATCTTCTTCGCCATCGACAGCTGGCGGCTTTGCGGTAGGCCCGTGAGGGTGAGCGCGACGCTGAACGCCAGCCGCGGCTTGTCCTCTTCGCCGTCGCAAACGAGCATGTCCTGCACGTCCTGGTGCAGCTTGAGCAGGCTCAGATGCTGGCTGACCCAGCAGACGCTCTTGCCGGCAATGCGTGCCATCTGCTCGATCGTCTTGCCGTTGCGCTGCATCCGGGCGAGCCCGGTGGCGATTTCGATGCAGTCGTGATCCTGCTTGCCGAAGTTGGCGGCGAAGCTGGCGACGAAGATCTCCTCGCCGCTGGCGTCGGCCCGCACTTCCGCGCGGAACGGCACGCCGACCATGCGGCAGGCCCGCAGGCGCCGCTCGCCGTCGACGAGTTGGGCGTCGTACTTCGGATCGCCATCGACCAGCGTCACGATGCCCGGTGACGACTGCCCAATTTCGAAGATGCTGTCCGCCAGTTCCTTGATGCCCTTGAACCGCTTGCGCGGCTGATCCGGCAACGGGCGAACCCGCGCGGCATCGAACTCCTGAACATGCGTTTTGCTGGTTTTTGGGGTGGCCACTACTTTGCCCAGGCTTTGTTACGCTTCTTCGGCGACTGCTTGCGGTCGAACTTGCGTGTTTCCGTCGGGTAGTACACCGATGGCGGGTTTCGCAGGACCGCCTGGTCGGCGTGTACTTCAACAAACTGCGTCAGCTGCTCGGCCTCGCGAATCTTGTCCGCCGCGGCCCGCGCACCGGCGTTGTCGATGATGATCACGATCGCCGGGTTGTTGCAGTCGCAAGTTTGCATCGACATCAGGTCACGTTGGGCGCGGTGAATTCCCAGCCCAGTTCTTCGAGCTTTTTGATCTTGGCGGTCTGGTCCTTCTCGCCACTGCAGATGACGATCAACTTGAACACCGCCGGATAGCTCTGCTCTTCTCCTGGTGGCTCTTCGTCCGGCTTCTTCGGGGCGAAACGGTGGGCGGATTCGAAATCGCCGTCGTCGAGCGCGTCCAGAGCTTCGGTGGTCAGACCGAATTCCCCCAGATCAAGGTCGGGCAGTTCGATCTTCAACTCGTCCGACTTGCGCCGCAGGACCTCGATGTCGTACTCGCTGTTGTCGGCCGTGAGGTTGTCGGCTAGGCCGAACGCCTCCAACTCGGCGGGCGATAGGTTGCTCGGCACTGCGGCGATCCACTTCCAGCCGAGGATCGTCTGCCCCGCCTCGTGCCGGCCGCTACCGACCTTGATGGTCCGCGTGGCCGGGTCGAAGTGGACCATGTGCTGCTGGCCGAACCGTTTCAGGCTAGCGGCCGTCTGCGGCAGGTCCCGGTCCGTATGCAGCTTGGCATTTTCCGGATCCCGCTTGAGCGAGTCGATCGGCACCGCGAACTGTCGGAAATGCGGGGTAATATGCACTAGCTCGGCGGCCGGGACGGCGTGGCCCTCAAGCGTGTGCACGATCTCTGCGGATGACGCGGCGGGTCGGCGCTTGGCCATTACTTCTTCCCGCTCGGCGTGCCGGGCGCCGTACCGCTATCATTTTGCGTGTCGAGGCTGTCGAACGTCTGGCCGCCCTTGTATAGGTCGCGGTAGTAGAGGTCCCGCCAGGTGACGTCGCGGGCGTCGTCGCCGTATTTTTCCTTCAGCGCCTTGGTGGCGATGATCGCAGCCTCGATCCAGTGGCCGTTGGATTTGACGCTGTCCTTGACGAACTGCTTGAAGTCGCCGCCGTTCTCGGCGTGGAAGTCGATCAGCGAAAGCTGCCCCGTCTGCAGGCGGATGGCCGCGGCGGAGGCGTCGTGCAGTGGCTGCGGATACGGCCACGCCGGCTTCTGCCACCAGTGCTTGAAGACCTTAATGCCCCGCTTCTGCGAGGCCCGAGCCATCGTCCGGTCTTCGGCGAGCATCTGCCGCGTGCGAAAGACGGCCGCTTGATTGTGAAACTGACCCTCAATGCGGCCGCGGGTGCTGATCCAGCCGAGCTTCGCCTGGTCGTACACGAAGCGGATGCTGGAAAAGCTCTCGCCGGTGCCGTCCATCATGCCCACGCAGTACGGCAGGCTGAGGTTGAGGCAGATCATCTGCAGCGTGTGCCGCAGGTGGGCGAGCGTTTCGCTCGACGGGATGTTCGCCGCCTTGAGCTCAAGGTCTTCGCCTTTGTTGCCGCGGATGAACGCGCCTGGCTCGATCTCTTCCAGCGTCTGCGTGGTGCCGTCGGATTTTACGATCTCCGTGCGGCTGCCGGTTTTGACGTCGCTGACGTAGTTTTGGTCGCGCTTGAGGAACCAGGCGATCATCGCGGCGAACTGCTGTTTCACCAGCAGCGCGAAGTCAATGTCCTCGTACTTGCCAGCCTTGTCGAAGATCGGGTGGGCGGCGGTAATGCCGCGCGTCATCCGGATGCGGTGGCTGTCGCATACCTGCCAGACCTGCTCGTACCCTTCCTCGTCCAGGGCGTCGATCTGCACGAACTGGTCAAGTCGCAGCGAGCTGACCGGCGTCAGGGCGACCGGATCCTTGACGATCCAGTAACGCTGGTGACGCCTTCGCTCGTCGAGCTCAATGCCGTGAATGATTCGCCGGTTACGGACGAACGTCGGGGTGCGGATTTCGTCGGCCTCGTACAGCCGAACAGCTCCATCGTCCTGGCCGGCGGCAAAGACGTCGCCGTCAACGAAATCACTGAAGACGACGATCTTTTCCATCTCCGCGAACGTGCGGCGGCCGGCGGAGTCACAGCGGCGGCGGTCCTTCGCCCAGTCGATCCACGAGTCCTTCAAGTCGGTGTTGAGCTTTTCGTCGCCGGTGTCGGGCTCGTAGGAGAAGCCGGGGCCGACGAGGTTGATCACCGCCCGGTTGATCAGGAACTTGAAGTTTGAGTCGTCGCGGACCATGGCCCGCACGTACTCGCGCATGCGAATGAAATTCGCCTCGGAGTAGTAGTGCGTGTCGCCTGAGCCGCCGGAGCTGCTGATGCCCACGCGCTTGCGGCGGAAGCGGTTGTCGGTCATGCCGGCGTATTCCGCCTTCATGCCGCTCAGACTCTGCATAGCGTTGGATGAAGGCGCGGGCATGGGGTTAGCGAATTTGGCCAGTGAAATCGGCGTAGGTCACGCGCGGAGCGGACGAACTGGCGTCGGTCGGGGCGGGCGTGCCGCCGTTGTTGTCGAGCCACTGCTGGGCGGCGTCCTGCTGCTTCTGCAGCGATTCGATGTTGAACTGGGTCTGGCCTTCGCGCGTCCCGGACATGCTCGGCGTGAGCATGATCAGCTTCGCGCACGCGCCGATGAACGCCCGGCACTGCGTCACCGTCAAAAACGGGGGTACGTTCGACAGGTAGTCGTCGGTGGCAGTGGCAAGATGTTCGGCGATCGTGGGCATGAGTTACGAGCCGAGCACCGATGCGGCGACTTCGTCGAGCAGCCAGCCGTAAACGTCGCCCTGGTTATTCAGCTTCATGCCGCGGTCGGTCAGCACGGCATACAGCCTTGCCTGCAGAATCGCCTGCTCGGCGGAAAGTTTGGGCTTGGGGTTGCGGTTGATGAACCCGCTGGCGTCGATCGCCGCGGCTGCTTGGAAGACGTCATTGTGCGTGAGCGGCTTCGGTGGCTCGGCCTGTGGCGACGTCTGCGGGATCGGCCTGACGGCTTCCACCGGCGGAATAGCCAACGTCTCGGCAGCCTGGCTTAAAAGCTGTGCAGTATTTGTGACGACCGTCGTTTCATCCTTCTGGACGTCGATGGTGACCGCCGCCGCGCTCTCCGCCTTCGGCTGTGTCGCGATTGCTGCGTCCAACGTTCCCTGCACCGCTAGCGCCTCGCCGATCTTTGCGTTGAGCTGCTTTAGCCGCTTGGGGCCGATCTGCGGGTCGGCCAGCCGCTGTGCTTCAGTCATCTCCGACCATTCGCGGAGCGTTCGGCCGTAGTATTTTTCGTTGAGGGTCATGGAGTTGCCTTTCAGCGCTGGGTTGCGAGAAACTTTCGGCCATCGGGCATTCGCACGCCAGCAGGCTTGCCGCTGCTGGGCGGCGCGGGCGACGACTGGCGGGCCAGGTGCTCGGCGGTCGGCAATGCGAAGCACCGGCCGGGCCCGTGGGCGAGCGCGATCTGGTATGCCTCGAGGTCGTGGAAGTCGTGCCGAGCGCCGATGGTTTTCGTCGCGTACACCTGGACGATCGAGCGACCCTTCTTGATCCGCGTCTTCTGCACGGCCGCCAGATGGCGGTTGTAGTCGCGCTCGTCGTTGTCGTCGTTGAGCAGCCACTGGTCGACGGCAAAGACTTCGCCGGTCGCCGGGTTAGGCACCTGGAGCGTACCGACGATGTAGCTGGAGAGCAGATCCCGCCAGTAGATCGGGTCGAGGAAATGCAGCCGCACTACGTACGGCGTTTTCTCGCCGGGCGGCTGGTAGGTCACGTCACGCCAGCGGATGTGCTCATCGAACGGCTTGCTATTGCCTTTGATGGGCAGCCGCCAGATCGGATCACGCAGGCACCAGCGGTAGACGCGGTCGGTGATCGAGCTTTCCTGTTCCTCGCGGTCCATGCCGCCACCGGAGTCGATGAACAGCGGCGATGAGCCGGCACAGCGGAGCGGCGGATACAACTCGCCCTCGTAATGCCAGAGCGTGTCGTAGTAAATCGCCTCGATTTCTTCGAAGCTGCCGGCACGGCCGTGGTGCACGCGTTGGCTACGGAAATTCTGGCCCCACGCGCGGAGCGCGAACCAGAAATAATCCTTTTGACTGTCGACGGTGAGGAGCAGCCGCGATGCCCACGGTGGAATCCTTCTCGCTGGCGGCGGCTCGAAGCCGGTCTCGTCGTTCGGTTTGCACTTGGCGGCGAACAGCGACGCGGTCGTTGAAACCGTCGTGTCTTTGAACGGCTCGCCTTGCCAGAGGTTGTAGAAGTCTTTTAGCTGCTCTTTGCGGCCGTCGCATTTCACGAACTCGGCGGCGATCTCCGCCAGCGTGACGCTGAGGTCGAGCTGGGCGTGAATGTGGATGCCAGTCTGGTCGCCTTCGGGCATCTTGCCCTCGATGCGTCCGTCGGTGTGCAACCTCCACGACTGGTCCTCTGTGGCCCAGAAGCCGGTGTTGAGCGCGGTGCGGCGCTGTTTTTCCGTGATCCGGCCGTTCGCCTCGGGATGATGCTGGGCGCACAGCGGATTTTCACACTCAAGCCATGCCGCACGCCGGCCTTTAATGCGTGCTGCGCGGGCCTTGGCGTCGGGCAGATCGGTGAACTTTTCCCAGCGAACCTTGTCGAAGGTCAGTCGCTGCAGTGTGCCGCAGTGCGGGCACGCGATGTAGAAGTGCAGCTTGATCGAGCAGTCTTCGTAGCCGATGGCGATAGGGCCTAGCGGCGTAGACGGCGTGGAGAGTGCGATCAGTAGCGAGATCCCGCCGGCCGCTTCGCCGTAAGTGCGGAGGCGGACGCGGGCTTCGGCGACCGGATCGGCCTGCAGGCCCGCCGACGCGTACTTGTCGACCTCGTCGAGAACGACCAGAGCATACGGGTCGGACGCCATCGCCGACGGCGAGCCGGCCCAGGCGAGCGACAGCTCGAAGCCGTTGCTCAGCAGGATCGAGGTCAGTTTCTTGTCGCGCGTGCTTCCAGTGAGAAGCTTCCGGAGGACCGCTGTGTCTTCAAACAGCGGTATGACGCGTTTGCGGACGATCTTGCGGCCTGATTTTTCGTCGGGCAGCACGAGCATCGCGGGCACCGGATCAAGGTGTGCGCGGTGACCGAGAATGTTGCGGACGCCTTCCGAAGCGCCGAACTGGGCCGATTTGAGGACCCAGATCTCGCGGACGCTGGGAATCGTCGCCAGTAACATGAGGCCGACGAGAGCCGGCTGGTTCGCGTTTCGCCACGGACCTGGGCGAGAGCTCTGCCGCTTGGAAAGCTCGCGGTATTTCTCGGCCCACTCAGCGGAATTCAGTTGCTCGGGCGGCGCCCATGCGCGGCGCTCGTCCTCGTCCCACAGAGGCGGATCAGTGAGCGACGGGGCTGGCGACGGCTGCTGCATGGGGGGCGGGCGCGGTGTTCGCCGAATCCGGCGACGACCACTTGCGTAGGATTTCCAGCACCCGTCCCTTGATCATCGTCTTCACATCGGTGTCGACGGGCAGGCCGTCGGGCATGTTCATTAGTGCGGTTTTAACTTCGTGGATCTGTCTGAGGCGTTGACGCCTGCACTCATCGACGCGGTGGTAGACGCCCTTGTCGACGTCTAAATCGAAGTCGACCCGCGACTTGCGCGAGAGCTTGAGTGCCGCGTCGATCTTCTTCAGCGGCGACAGTTGCCTGAGCGACTCCGCCTGATCTTCGCCGCTCCCGCCCGCGCGGCTGGTCCGCTCGTCGTTAGCTGGGTTTTCGGCGAGCTCACGTTTTGCCCATGCCACGATCGCTGGTACCTGCGAAACGCGCCAAGGTCCGCGGCCAAAGGTCCAGTCATCCCTCTTCACCCACCGTCCCACAGCGACGTGGGACCTTTTAACCGCTTCTGCGAGCTGCCGGATGCTTGTGAGTGTTTTCGGGGAGCTCTTGGCCACCGTGGTAACCTGGTAACCTCGATTTTCGAATTCGGATATCGTTCAATGCGCGAGATCAATTAAACCGCGACCCCTCCACCCCCCTCCAAAGGACCCACGATTTTCTAATAGGAGGCTTCGGAGGGTGGCCGTCTATGTGCCGGCCTGAAGGGTTATCCCCCGCCCGAGATCAGCTCGCCATTGCCAGCGGATTCACGGGCGCGGTCGCTGCGTCAGCCAGCTGCCGGATCACCTCGTCGACCGACATCGGGTTGCCGCACGCGGCTAACGTGCGGGCAATGGCTCGACGACCTCGTTGACGCAACCTACATGCTGACTCCCTGCGTTGAAGGCCGAGCGTGGAGGCGATGTCTCGGTCCTTCATGCGCTTGTATTTCATGACGAGTGCCAACCGCTGTTTTGGAGAGACGGTTGTCATCATTGCTCTATTACACCCCGAACTGTGACTATCAGTGTGACCATGTAGAGCACGCTTTCTATATGCTAAACAGCCTGAACCACTGCCACTTACAGCAATCTTCCAAGTGTGACTATCTGTGTGCGATTTTGCCGGTACTGAATCATCGGGGCCTAGATGAGTGGCTGGAGCGAGGCAGCTCTTTTCCGTGCACGCGTACTTCCCGGTCATCTGTGTATGACTCGCGCGGCGAGCCTGGCCCGGGCTCCTCACGTCGCACGCCTCCGCCCTGGCTGAGTTCTACAACGCGGTCGCCGCTGGGAATCGGATCGGTGATCTTATAAATCTTGCCGCTCTTTGGGCTCACCAACTTTCGATCACCCTTCTCGCGACCTCGCATGAAGCCAATGCGGCGAATAGCCTCGGCGCTGCATGATGCTGGGAATTCGTAGTAGTCGGCTCCCTTCACACTCAGCAGATCCAGCTCGTCTTCCACGGCGATCGCCTGTGGTGGCGTCCATCGTGATGTTCCGGGGCCCGCGGTCGGAAGCTCGCCCTCTGCATGGTTGTTGCCGTTGCGGATCAGGCCGACCGAGCGAAGCAGGCGAACCGCGTAACGCCGGCCGTCGTTCGCGCTCATCGTTACAACATGATCATCTCCGACGAACCGAAGGCCGGGCGGGAGTTCGCCCAAGGTAATCCATGCGACGTCCCAGGGCGGCGAGCAAACCGAGTGCGACACCTCGTAGTGGCGCCGCTCAATCTGGCGAGCCATCGACGCAGCGGTCTTCGCGCCCAGCGCAGTGATGCCCTCTGGCCCAGTCAGCCACGTCCAGCGTTCTGACGGCGATTTGTGCTTGATTACGTTCTTCCACTTGGCGCGTAGAACGTCCGCTAGCTGCACAGACCTTGTGTCGGCAACTGCGGATGATGCGTATTGCTGATTTGTTTTTCTGCCCATTTCGCCTCTCAGTAACCACCGAGCCTGGTCGGTTCCTGAGACGACGATTTGCAGCGCGGACTATAACCCGCGCCCGTGAAAACGCCAACGGGATTTCCGGCAGCGACAGATCACATGGCTCCTGGCACCGCGCCCCCGCCCGTGTGTGGCTTCACAAAGATCATCATGGACATCGGCGTTCCGATCTTGGGCAGCGGTTCGCCGGCCCGCCCCGCCGCGGCCAATCGACGCAGGTCGCATGCTGCTGCAAGGTACGAGCCGCAGAAGAAGTACATCGGATCATCCAGTTCGAAGCCCGCCGCAACGACGTGCTCGCACAGCTTGAACGCGTCGCGCCAGCGCGCGATAGCGACACGGTCAAACTGCTCCCACTGCTCAGGGGTAAGATCGGCGGACCTCATCTCCGGATGGTAGAGACCCGGCCGGCGGTGGTGAAACGTGGCGGCGAAAGACTGTTGAGCGTTGAACAGATCGACTTAGTTTTGGGCAAATAAAATGCGGTCACGAGAGGGTGTTTATGAAGGCTAACGCGTCCCGCGGGATCATAAAGCCATTCGAGCGGCGGTGTCTCTGTATCGCGCGGGCGACCCTTCCTCGTATAGGCAGACCCAGTTACGCCCACCCTCCCGAAACAATCCGCTCTTTGGATATTGCGACGCTGACTGGTGGGACGGATTTACAAACTCCTTTATTAGAAGGGTATGTACCACGTAGGCAGAGCGGTGAACCTGGTGCATTGGTTGGAACACCATGCAAACTGCGAGTACGCGAGATGTGCTCCTAAGGAAAGCTGGAATTGCCCGGTCGAATGCGGCGGAAAGCTCGTCCAGTTGCTTCGGCCAGCCGTCGTCGATGGGGGCGACCTCACGAGTTCCAGCAGCCCACTCCTGAGGCAAATGTAGAAATACGATCCCGGCAGCGCCCTTGGGCAGTTGTTTGCGTGCAGCCTCTAATGAATTTCGGATCGTCGCGTCGGACAGATCGCCACCTTCAACTTTTGCCTTCGTGTCGGCCGGACACCACAGTCCTTCGGCAATACGTAGACGCAAGTCATAGGACTCGCCTTTTACCTTGTTGGGCGTAACGAACTCGAATGGAATCTCGCTCATCACGAGCAGACGTGCAACGCGCAATTCAGCCACAACCGCCTCGATTTCACGCTCCGAGGATGACCTTTTTACGAGGTCTTCGAAACCCGGGTAGGGCTCGCAGTTATAAAGCAGTTCCGCTAACTCGATCAGCCGCCACATGTGAATATCCTCATCCCTATTCGTCTGCGGCCCTGTTCTAAGGAATCCCTTTTTGGAACGTGTTGGCATTACGTGCGAGTCGAACCAATGCTTGCCAAAATAATGCAATAACAGCCATGCGGCGAGGTTATACGGGCCCATTATCTCGCTCGTTGGCACCCCGAAATCGCGAACGAACGCACTCCTTAGCTTCTCAAAGTTCGGTTTCCGATATGCCATTGGCTCCATTCGAATGGATTCATTCCAGTAAGCAAGTCCCACAGCTCTTTGAGACTATGGAACCGCCTATAGGCCGCGCCGTCCCGCGGTCCGGCTTGATGCGGCGGCGGGCGGGTGTCACGATCACGGCATGAAAGAGAACGACTTCACGGCAGCCGAGAATCTGACCCGTGTCACCGTGGCCGGAGAGCAGCTCGGCATGCTCACCCAGATCAATACCGAGACGAAGCACGGCGCCGAGGTCGGGGCCCACATTGAGCGCGCCAAGTTCGAGATCTTTGCGGCGATCAAACTGCTGAAGTCGAAACTCGCCATCGAGCAGGACCACCATGAACTAGACGACGAGGAAGATGAAGGCGGCGGCGTCGACCCGCTCAATCGGTAATCGGGCTCAACGCTGCGGCGGGCACGACGAGCCGCCCACGCAGGTCCGGCCAGTCGCACAGGATGAACCCGCCGCCGTCGCAGATCCGGCTGGCGACCCGCGCGTCGATGTCGGCTTCGAAATCCCCGATTGTTCCGTAGTTCCCGATCAGCACCGTCGCCGCTGATGCCTCATACCGTTTGATCAGCAGCCGAAGCAGGATGCGATTCGCGTCCGGCGTATTCTTGTTGATCGTCCATTCATCCAGCACCAGCAGCGACACACGCAGGTGCTCCGTCTGGTATTGCTCCGTCGCACGCAGGACTGGGCTTCGGTAGGTGCCCTGAACGTTGTCGACGTAGTCGGGCGCGCTGATGAACCGCGCGGAGCGGCCCGCGGCGCAGTAAGCGTTGATCAGACCACAAGCCAGATGCGTCTTTCCCGGCCCGATGTCGCCCCCCAGCACGTAGATGCCTGGATGATCGATCGCCCGACGCAGCTGGGCGACGGCCGCGGTGTACTTCTTCAGTACGGGCTGGCCTTCGATCTCCTCGGGGATGGCGCTCAGGTCGTTCAGGCTGGCGTGGCGGTACTTCGGCGGCACGTTCGCCCGCCTGAAGCACTCGGCCGCTGCCTCCGACCGCTGGGCCCGCAGTTCCGCCTCTTGCTGCCGGCGGAGCGTGTCGTCATCGACGATGGTCACCTTGGGCATCTCGATCTTGGGCGGAGCCGTCTGGTGCTGTCGCGCGGCGGCGATTTTGCGTGAATGCTCGGCACTCCGCTGCAGGATCGCCTCTGCCTCGGCATCACTTAGCGACGACTTGCGGAATGGGACGTCGCGCCCCGGCAAAGCTTCCTGCTGCGCTGTTGGCTGCTGATGGGTTTTGGGTGTGTCCATGGTGATTCACCTTTCGATTGGCTGGTTCAACGAGAAATTTCGGGAGCAGGCTGCCGGAGAGCAGCATTGGCAGCGCGTGGCCGTTCAGGAATCCATCGTCGCACGCGAGATACCGCAGCAGCACGGCCTTGGCGTCCTCCATCGATCCGCCGCATGCGGTCAAAAGCTCGGCCATTTTCACGCCGTCGACCTTTCGAAACGGGTACGGCTTGCCGTACTTTTCCTGCCACTTTTCGATGAAAAAGCGGATCAGTTCAGCATGCGGACTGTCGGATTTCGCCCTGCTTTTTCTGGCCTCTGCTGCTTTTTCTTCGCCCGGAGGAAATAAAATCGGGGAAGTGGGTGGGGATAGAGAGAGGGGTACGGGGAGAGAGGAAGGGGCGGGAGAAACCCCACGGCCAATCTGGCGCGCACTTAGCGCGTTAGCTGACGCGTTAGCTAACCCCCCCGCCTCACTGTCATCCTGAGCGACACCCTCAGATTTCCGGGCGTTTCTATGCGAGAAGACGTTAGATAACGCCCCCTCCGGATTGCGCTCGGCGAAACGCCTTTGGCGGGCGGCGTTCGACTCCCGCGCGTGGTGCACCCGTACCAGGTACGGCGAGTGGAGGTCGCGCCCAGCCGAACCGAACATCAGACCGGCCTCTTTAAGCTCCGCCAGCAGAGAGGAAGCCTTGGCGGAATCGCAGCCGGCCACGCGGGCGAGCTGTGAGACGGACATGGGCTTGCTGTTCTGCCGGAGGTGGCCCGGCGTGTCTGATTCATCGATCACGTAGCGCATCGTGCACCACAACCCTCTCGCCTCGAGCGAGCAGAGTCCTAGCTGCTGGCGGAGATCCGCCTCGATTTCCCTCGCTGACTTGGCCATCGTTCTCCATTCCCACAACGTCATCCTGAGCGATCTCAGGCCGCTTCCGTGCTGATCTTCCCAAACGCCGCGCGGTGCTCGTCAGCGATCGCCCGTGCACCCGCGCCCAACTCGATCCACGCCGACTCCATCCGCCGCCGGCAGTCCGAGCAGCCCGCCGGCAACCGCCACTCCGGGTCCTCCTGGATGATCAGGACGATCTCCGCCGTCGTCAGGAGGTTGAGGATGTCGAGCAGGCCGTGGATCATGCCGCCGCCTCCGCCGGGATGAGATCGGCCAGCGTCATCTGCTTGTCGCCGTCGCCCTTGGCCTTCTCGCGGGCCCGCTCGACGTTCTTCAATGCGTTCGCGTGGTACGACTCCTTCAGCTCGAAGCCGACGGCGTTACGCCCGAGCTCCAGGCATACGGCCGCCGTCGAGCCCACGCCCATAAAGGGATCGAGGACGCGAACGTCGGGCTGCACGTCGATCGGGTTGCTGTAGATCAGCAACAGGCGGCGGATCACTTCAAGCTGAAGCGGGCAGACGTGTTTCTCCTCTGTGCTCTCCCGCGCGGAACGTGCGCCGTCGATGATGTCGAACTCGTCGACGTCGCCCCACACGCCAGAGGCCCACTTGATCCAGTCATCAGCCGACAGCCAGCCCATAGAATTGGGCGCGCCCACCTGCCGGCCCCACTCCCGCACGTATTCGCCGTACGCGATCGCGTCGGGCCTGCCGATCTCTGTGTAGAACGCCTCCCGACGGCCGGGTTTCGACCCGGGCTTGTAGACCAGCGGTCGCACGGGCGTGATCACGTCGCCGGGCTTCTGAAAGACGAGCACGTAATCGTTGGGCGCCATCGCCCAGTTGGTCGACGATCGGCTGTGCCCCGTCTTGAACTGCAGGGAGTGCAGGCTCAGTCGCTGTGCCATCGCCTGCGGATCCTTGGGGATGGCGATCTCGCTCACCACGGGAATGCCCAACAGCTGCCGCACCGCCAGGCCGAGGAGTTTGGGGTTGTCGCCGAACTGGGTGATCAGGTCGTGCAGTTGCTCGGCGCGGATGGGGGCGGGGCCAGCCTGCGTGACCGCCTCGGCGTTAAAGAGGAAGCCGCCGGCCCGGAACATGTCGATGACGGCGCCACGGAAGTCACGACGGCCGGAGAAGCCGTGCTGATTCTTGTACGCCAACAACTGCTGGATGTGGATGCAGACGTTGCAGCCCGGCTTTGTCACGCGCAGCAGCTCGCCGATGACGAACCGCATGTTGAGCGCGAAGCGTCCGCCGCGGATGTCGATCGTTGAGCCGTTGTTGCCGACGTCCTCGAGCTTGCCCGAGTAGGTGAACAACTCCTCGAACGGGATCGAGGTCACGGTGAGGTCGACCGAATCTGCCGGCAGATGTTCAGCCATGCCGGTGATGCAGTCAGTGTTATAGATTTCTGTTGAGGTCATAAGGTTGCTCCTGTGCTGCGCGCGGTAGAATCCGCCATCATGATTGATCCACTTTTCACCACCGCTCGGTGGCACCGCGTTGTCGCCTGCACTGTTTTCGTTTTGGCCACAGTCAGCCCTGGTGTTATCTTCTTGAGCTATTTCGCACCGGTCTTCTTTCATTCCGCGGACTACGTTCGCCTGGTCTTGGGGGTGACAGCCGTCAGTGTGCCGCTGCTACTCTTCCATGCTTTTATGATCGGCGAACAGATCCAAGCCGTATCGGAGTCGGCCATCAACCAAGATCCGGATCGCATACTTGAGTACCGCCTCGCAAACCGCCGGGTCAGACGTGACAGCCTTGGGCTCGCCGCCGCCTTAGTGTTCGCTGAGGTATATCTTTCGACGGGCACGTGCTTCTTGTTCAACATCACGAGCATGAAATTCGGCATTCTCCTGACGGTTGCAGTTGCCTGCGCACTCACGTTCGTCCTCGATCGTCGATGGGGAAAGTCGCTAGACGACGCGTCAAAACACTGGGTCCTTCGCCAAATCCAAATGGACGCCGCTCGCAAGAAAAGAGTTAAAATCACGCCGCCCTCCCCGCCGACGGCACCAGCGACCGACGCGCCGACACATAATTAGCCTCCATCTCAGCGACCGCTTCCTCATGCTGACGGCCGCGGCGGATCAGTGCGTCGTACATCTGCCCTTCAAGTTCACGGATCACCGGGATGTGCACGCGCACGCTCACCGTCTGGCCGTGCCGGAACGCCCGCCGCACGGCCTGATAGAACGTCTCGTAGCTGAAGGTGAACCCGTAGAAGAACATCGACGTGCAAGCCTGCAGGTTCTGGCCGTAGCCGATCATGCTGCCGCGGCTGATCAGCACGTCGCTCTTGCGCTCGCGGAATCTCCGAAGGATCTCTTTACGCGGGTGGCCCTTGGGCGTCGCGCCGGTGAGCGTGTCGATCACGAACTGCCGATCGGCGCCGGAAAGGCCTGCACGCCCCGCGGCCTTCACAAGCTCCTCCTGCAGGATGGCCGTCTCGGCATCGAACACGGTCCAAACCAGCACATGATGGCCGGCGAGGACCTCCTGAATGATCAAGTCGGCGACGAAGGCGGGCTTCTTCGAATCGATCCGCCGCACCGGCCGGCCGAGCAGCAGGCGGGAGTCGCCGGCAGGTACCGCGATTCGCTTCGACTTGGGTTTCACCGCGGGTACCGGCTTGTCAGCGTCGCCGGCGTCGGGCTCGATAGCCTCGGGGATCAGATCGGTGGGCACATCGCCCGTGGGCTCGTCCTTTGCTGAATCGCCCGCCTTCTTGGCGTCAGTGTCCTTCAGGTATATGAACCCCTTCGCCGCCTGGCTGAGCCGATTGGCGGCGATCGCGTTCAACTCGCCCGCGAACATCATCCCCACGTTTGCCTCCGCCACGTTGCGGGTGTCGGCGTTGTAATCCATGACCAGCTCACGCTGCTCGGGCGTCATGGGGATTTCGTGCGTGAAGTACTGCGGATCCGGCGGCGGCGTCCAGTTCTTCCGCCAGCCGTACTTCTTCGGATCCCGAACGTAGATCGACCAACTCGCCATCCACTCGAAGAATGCGGCGCGGGCGTGCTGCTTAATTGTCCAGCGGTGCGTCTTCGGGTCGCGCGTGAAGTACGTCCAGATGATCTGCTGGGCGGCGTCGGCGATGCTCTCTGCCCGCATCCTCTCGAGGAATGACGCCTGAGAGGCGAACTCCATCAGCTCGTTGGGCGCGGGCGTGGCGGTGAGGGACAGCTTGTATTCGATGCCGCGGGCGGATTTGATGATTGCCCACTTCTGACGGCCGCCACTGGCCTTGAGCCGCGACGACTCATCGAGCGCGAAACCGGCCAGGTGCCGCAGCTCGTTCACGATCATGCCGTCGCCGGCGGCCTCGTCGTAATTGAACTTTTCATAGTTGGTCACCGCCAGCTTCGCCGCCGTCGGCTCGCCGTCGATGCAGCCCGTGGCGCACCACTCTTTCATGTGGGCTCGGTTGTCGATGCGGATGATAGGCAGGCTGTCGCCGTAGAATTGCGCCGCCTCGCTGAGCCACTGATCGACCAAGTCGTTGAGCGTGATGAAGAGCACGCGCCCACCATGCGTGATGTGCGTGACTTGTCGGCCCCATTCCAGGCCGTCGAGCGTCTTGCCTAGGCCACAGTCCGACCAGATGGCGTACCGCTTGGCGTCGACCGCCATGCTGATGATCGCCGCCTGATCGTCGTACAGCCACGCCGGCAGCAGCGTAGGATCCAGCCGACTGCCGGGAACCTGCACGCCCAGCAACACCGCGAACCGCGCGGGCGCCATCACGCCGGCGGCCATGCCGTCGACGTCGGGCACGATCTCATACTCCGGCAAACGCTTCACGCGCTTGAACAGGTCGTAGGATTCCCCGGCTGAGAAGTCGGAAAACATCACCCGGAGGCGATCGCCAATGAATTCAATGTTGGGCGCTACCATACGATCTCCGTTACTTGGGGCCGCTGCTGGGCGGCCCGCTTTTCGTTTTCAATCCGCAGTTCTTCCCGGCCGACGGCCGTTGCCGATACCAGGCCTCCGCTCTCCTTTGACCAGCTCACCCAGCCGTGCCGCCCGAACTGCTGAACGGCGTCCCACTCCGCGTCGGTGAAAACCGTGTACAGCACCGGCGCGGCGGCGACGCGGGCGAGGATGGAGCGCGCGAACGTGGTCACGTGGATTTCCTCCGCGCTTTCTTCTTCCGATTCGGATAACCCATCACCAGGTGACCGATCGTCAACACCACCTCCGGACGCGGCGTGCCAGCGATTTGGAAGCACCGTGCGGCGAGTTGCAGGTACTGCTCGCCATCACCTTTCCAGTCCGCCGGTGACTTTTCCGGCAGCGGAACGACAACACCGTGCTCGTTCACCTTGGGCTCGTCGGGGTTGTCCATCTGCAGCACCGCAGCAAATAGGCCGTTCACGCCGAGCGCGCGGGGGAAATCGTGCATCGTGAAGTCGCCAACAACCTTGGGAGGTCCTTCCGCCGATTGCTGGATGACGCAGATGTCGAAGTCCGACAGCAGCTCCCGGGTGTTACGCCGACAGGCGAGGATGCGAATGCGCCCGCCGTAGCCGATCGTGATCTCGCACTTGTGGATGATGTCCTTCACGCCGGCAACTCCTTCATTTCGCCCCACGACTTCACCCGCATCGTCACTTCGAACCGCTGCTGCTTTCCGTTGTGGTCCTCAACCAGCACGACGGCCGTGTCGTCGACCACCGCCAGCTCGTCGAGCGCTACGATCTCCGCCGCGTGCGACGCGTTCCTGCAGCCCAGGCATTCCACCCAGCCGCGCGTCACGGCGTCGCCAGACACCTTCTCGACGAGGGCGGCGTAGTCGCCGGCGTCGACCTTGGGCTTTCTGGTATCGATCGCGCTCATGCGGCAACCTCCGCCGCTTTCGCCGGCGCCAGAATCGCTCTGGTCCACAACTCCAACTCATCCAGAGTCGCTGAATTGAGCCGGCCGGGAACCTCATCTGCAGGCACGCCGATCACGCCGGCTAGCATGGCGAACTCCATTGCTTCGAGGTCGATCTGCAGCCGACGATCAATCGCGTCGCCAAGTGCGGCCTTCGCACGGGCCACAGCCGCGCCACGGCTCGCCTGGCGGGGATTGCCCTTCCTCGCTGTGGATTTACTGGCCGCTTTTCGCGTCATCTAATTTCCCCCAGATCTTGAATCGCTTTACGAAGGGCGGTTTTCTGCCACTCGGTCCATTGCGGAAGATCGCGCATCGCCAGCCGGAGATCTGACGCGACCGATCGCGCAATGACCCGATGCCGATGACGCAGCCCGTTTCGGGATTCGACCTGTGCGTCGCTCAGGCCATGGGCCAGCTTGTCGAGGGTGCGTACGGAGTCGCCTTTCATACAGCACCGCCATCCCCGGACAGTCCGTGATGTAGATCGAGGAGCGACTTGGAGCCCTGCAGCTTCGCCCATTTGTCAGGTTCGCCGTTGGCGTCGGGATGCAGCACCGCGGCCGCACGTCGGTACGCGGCGCGATACGTGTCTACTGACTGAATCACCCGGAGGTACGGAACTCCGCCGCCTTCGTTGGCAACGAACACCGCGGCCTCGTCGATCGTTAGGACGGCCGGATGTTCTGGACCGGGCGGCGGCAGCGCCTTGAAGCCGAGGTACTGCTCGGCGTTCTGTGTGACTCCGTACCGATCGATGCGGCGGAGATCCTCGAGTGCGATCGCGACGGCGCGGAGGTTGGATTCCCAATGGGTGAAACGATCGGCCGGGAAGGACAACGGCACACGTACGCGCTGGCCAAACTTATCGCGCACAACCTTTACGAATGACACGATCACGCCGGGATGATCTGGTGTCGCATCAGCGTACGGACCGCCGTCCTTGCGAAAATGCTCGGTCGCGAGCTGAATGACGGCCGACTCGGCGTGCACCATCCGCAGCTCTCGCTCCAGCTGGCGCATCGTGCCGCTAAAGCCGCTCTTAAATGGGGCGCGAGTTCGCTCGCTGCGATCCCGCAGCTTGCCTGGCCACCGTTTGATTGGTCCGTAGGAAATGCTCATCGCTGAATCCCGGCTTTCGGGGCGGACTCGTCGCCCTGTTTGAGGTGAGAGCCGTCGGCGCGCACGCCGGCGCGATGCAGGTGATCCACAGCCTTTTGGATATTTTCGAAATCGCCAACACAGACCACGCCAACGAGGTAGGAAAACTGGCTTTGTTCACCGCCGAGCAACACATCCCGGATCGCACAGAGCCAACGGGAGAGCCATTCACCAACGAGCATCTCGCCGGCGGTGAGGAGTTGTGTGACGTCACCGCAGTCGGCGCCGCACGCCATGTCGAGAAGCCGTCGCTTGAGAGCGGCTTTCTCCGCTTCCGCCCGATCCATATCGGACAGCACCTGCGTTATCCGTTGCTTGACGGCTCGTTTCGATAACTTCTTGGTAGTCTTTTTCATCTAAATCTCCTTCGATCGACGTCCTACCTCTTCTTCGCCCCGAACCCCGCAACCAGCGGCGGACGGAGGAAAGACCACGATCCATTCCGCTCCCGTCGATACACCGGCAGGAACGCCGGGCCGTGAACGATCGCCTGGTGGCTCGCCCAGCCCCGCTTCGTGTAGCCCTCGCTGCCGTTGCCGATGTTGCGGTTGCCCGCAAACGCCCGCCAGCGCCAGCCCGCACGCGGCGAGTAGTAGACCTCGACGAAATCGCTGAATTCGTTCTTGGGCTCGGGGACGTTCGGCACGCCCTTGATGAGCGTCTTCAGTCGGCCCGACAGGTCTTTCCAAGTCGGATTCCGCTTCTTCATCTTCTTCTTCATCGGAAACTCCTTTGCCAGTTGAGGGCAGCCAGCGTGACCGCCTCGTCGTACGTCGCCAGCACGATGCGTCCGCGCGGCTCGCCGCTGTCGTTGCACCAGGCCGCCACGGTGAGAGTCGTCACCGGCAGGACCTGCCGATCGACGACCCACCAATATCGAATCGTGTTTTTCGCACTCACCATCGCGACGGCTCCTTCCGCTCCTGCGGTTCCAAGAAAGGAATGCCGCAGAGTTGAAAGTAGGTCGCCTCATCCGGCGCGGGGATCACCTCGGCCGGCTTTAAATTCGTGCCTTGGCAGTCGCCGCAGAGAGCGCCATGACCAGGTGCGCCGATCTGTGAGCACGGCTCGCAACGCCACACCTTGCCGTCTTTATTGCGTCGGTTCTGACCGCGCAGGCGGGTGACGAGCCACTGGCTGTACTCCGCCGGCCCGGTGCGGATGGCGAGGACCGATCCCCAGTTGTCAGCGGCGGCCATGAAAATCTCGTGGTTGAAGCCACGGAAATCGACGCCGCGGTACTTGTCGCCCCAGCGATAGACCGGGATTTCCTTCGCCGGGCCGTTCGCTTTGAAATCATCGCCCCGCTTAAAGGTGACGTTCGGGTCGATGCGCGTGCTGTAAACGTGCTTCGCAACCGTGCCGTCGGCTACCAGCTCGTCGAGCCGATGCCAGACGAGGTTGACGGTTTCGGTCACCGAGCTGGCGAACAGTCCATCGCCGGGAACTGTCCGCGCGGCGAATTGCGGCATCACGACGTGTTCGACGTCGCCAACTTCAGACTTGCGGCGGCGCAGCGAGCCGGCGATCTCCCAGTCGGCGTAGCTGCCGCGCGGGAACAGATCCCGAAATGCCTCCGCGTCGCGCAGGGCGTCGGCGTACGAACGTTTGGTGGCGGTAGTGCTCATGCTGATCCTCCCAGCCGCCAGATGTGCGTAGGGAACCACTCGCCGGTCGAACGCCTTACAGTCCTGGCGAGCTGCGGGCCGACCTCGTCGCACCATTGAGCCCCGGTAACGATCAGCGAATTGCAGTCGAAGACGAGGTCGACGCCCCGCTCGCTCCACGTGGCGATCCAGTGTGTGAAGCCGTATCCCCAGCGAGCATTCGCGCCCGCGTCGCACCACGGCCCGTCCCACTGCACGCGCACCAACGACGGCGTCGCATCGAACATCTCCGCGACCGAAAAGAATTTGCCTCGCGTGAACTTCGGTGGGCGCACCACGGCGAAGGTTTTGCGGAAGAACGCGAGCCCCGCCTGCATCATGGTGGGATTCGTGTATCCCTTATCCTGAAATCCGGGTAGCGCGTGCCGCACAGCGTCGAGCGGCTGCTGGACAGCAAACGCCAGGGCCGACGGCCCGCAGTTGCAGCCCCAAGCGTCGTTAGCGGCGTTCAATTCTCGAGCAGTGAACAGGAGTTTCATTCCCCACCTCCGGCCGGTGGGGCCGCCGCGAGCTTGCTGTTCTTCCCACGCCAAATGAAATCCATGGGTCGGCGATCGAAGAACACGAACAGATGTCGCATGTTGCTCACGTTCACGACGTCGGCGTCACGCGGGTACGCCTCTACGGCGTCAAGGTCGCCATACCCTGCCTGGTGCTTCAGTGACTGCAGCTCGTCCCAGGTGATCCCGTCTTCAAAGCGGTGCTTGCCGACCGTCGTTCGATTGATCGACAGCCGAATGACCCCAGCCGAATCAGTGGGGTACACCTGAAGGAGAAATCCGCGACTGCGGAACACGCGGACCGGCGGACGCGCCATGACGCGGCACCCTTCCGACCATTCCTCACGTGGAATTTCCACTAGGTGCCAAGGCCACTTCTCGTTCTCTCGCTTCAGCGTTCGGCCAACGGCTGTTCTTAGATCGCTCAATTGCCACCTCCAGCCGGTGCCGCCGTCGACACGTGGCCGTGCTTGTGGGCCCGGATCGCCGCCAGCACGTCGTTGACTGAGTCGAACAACCGCTCGTGCCCAGTCTCCGGGTCGGCGATGAAGTCACCGCCGGGGATCTTGCCGATCACCTTGCCGGGCTGACGCGCGGATTCGTAGTAGCCGCTGCCGTCGGCGAAATTTTTGGGAGGGATCGGTTTGCTCACGACACACCTCCAGACATGACAAACTCCACCGGTCGGGTCGCGTGCGGAAGGTAGAGCGGATGCCGTGGGCGACCAGACTGCGTGAAGCCCATGCAAAGCAGTTTGCGGCCCGCGCGAGTAACGAGGTCGTACACCTGGCGATCGCGCCCCAGGTAGCATCCGTGCGTGCCCCACGCGGCGATCACGATCGGGCACACTTCCCAGAGGTCGAGAATGAGCTGATTGCAGTGTTCGATTTGGCCGACCGGCGCGATGGGGTCCGTTGCCTTCTTCAAATCCTCCGGATCAGTCGCACGAAAATTGAATAGGTTCATTACGGCTAGACCTGAGCCGCCAAGTTGCCGGCTGAACGCAATGCACTGACGAATGGTGTTGTCATCGGTCTCGCCGTCCGCAGTCGATGGGTTGAGCATGATCCAGCCGACCCAGTCACGGCGGCCAATGGATTCGATCGGGCCCCAGTGGCGCGAGAGCGACCAGCGGTAGCGGCCGTCGGCGCTGATCGCCGCGTCGCGCTCCATGCTAGGGAGACCGGGGAAGAGGGTTTCGCTCACGCGACACCTCCGGTATTTCCCGATGGCAGCGGCCACACCGGGCTCAATAGGATCAGTCGCTCAAGGGGGACGTTCCTGATCGGAGGCGCAGCATGGCCAAGAAGACGAGCAAGAAGTCCGCTAAACGCGCGAAGTCGGCAAAGAAGGTCTCGGAGACCGCGTACGGCAAGCGCACGCTGATCAAACCAAAGGGTGACGCGCGGTTCATCCGCCGCGACCCGCTGGGCCGGATCCGGGAGAGCGACGACATGGGCCGCTCCCTGAAGCAGGACCGCCGGAAGAAGTCTAAGAAGGTCGTTGCGTCCGGAATGGGCGACAAGGGCGATCGGCCGCCGCGATCCAAGAAGGGCATGAAGAAGGGGTGAAGTTGTCATGCTGCCTCCGAATCGTCTTCAAAGACGGCGATGACCTGCTTCGCCCAGTCCGGCCGGCCGGCGTCGCGCGGCACGCGCAGGCCAAGCAGCTGCGACAGCTCCACCCACCGCTCACGCGGGCACTCCGGCGGCGTGTAGATGGCAGAGGACTGGATCGACGTCAGCCCAGCCCGCAGATGAACCTGCTCGAGCGGGACCAGGGCCAGCATCTTGTCGATGGTGTCGCAGATGGATTTCACGCGGGCACCTCCGTCGGCGCCGGCTTATCTTCCGGGGCGAACTTCGCCGCTACTTTGCGGATCTTGTTGATCGGGAGTCCGTCAACGTCCGCCTGCGATTTGACACCCAGCGCCGCGATAATGGCTTTGCATCCGTCGTTCTTGCCCGCCTTCACGAGCCGGGCGACCAGCGCCTTGCGTTCCTTTCGCTCGGCCCGGTCGGCGATGATGTCGTCGCGGGTGATGGTGAATCGCTTCTCGACTTTGTTGCTGTAATCGTCCGCCGCCTGCGCTTTGTACGAGCACGCCGTCAGCGAGCCTCCGCCGTCTGCAGTGACAGAATCGCCGGGGGCAAACGAGGTGACGGTCACCCGCTTACCTTTCCAGTTGAACTGAAAGCCTACGGCCAGGCGTTCACGTTGGCGGCTGCTCGCCATGTGGGCGTAATGATGGTTTCGACCGAGATCTACGTCGTCGGCGATGAACGGTGCACGGCCCTGCCATGCCTCAAAACTTTGCGCGGCTGCAATGTTTCCTTCGGCGATGGCTTGGGTATAGATCCATTCGACGCTATCCCCGCACCACCGGCTAAACCGGTACTTGCCAGCGACCTTCGCCAGCGTGTCCTCTGCGAATTCGAAGCCGGCACCGACCGCAAGCCGCAGAGCGCCACGCATGGCGTGGTTGAGACGCTCCCACGAGTGAGATACTTCACTGTTAGCCTGCTCCCAGACGAGATCGAGCAGTTGAATGACGGGGTCATTGTTGGATTTCATTTGCCATCCCCCGGCAGGATCGGGAGCAGCAGTTGGCGGCTGCCGTCGATGTACTGATCCTCATAAAGCTCGTCGGCGAGCGGCTCGTCGCCGGTCCAGCCGTTGGGCCACTGATTCACGCTCATCAGCTCTTCAATCCGTGCGACCTCGCTCGCGTTGAGAATGTCGATCTCCGGCCGGCCGGCAGCTCGAGCGGCGGCATTCACTGCAGTTTGGATGGCGAGGATTTGCAGCAGCGCCCATCGGCGGGCCTCCATCGTCAGCGGCCCCATTCGGTTCTGGTTGGATGTGAGCTTGCCATCCTTCCGCATTTCGCCCGGCGGCTGCCGCAGTCGGTTCTTCGGCTCGCGCAGTTCACGGTAGATCGCACGCAGGTCCAGCAGCGGCGCAAGATGACCCCACTGTTCTGGAAACACGCGGAGCAGGTTTTCGAGAGCGAGATCGCGAGTGGCGAGCGGGCAGCCGACGCAGCCCGTGCGGGCGTTGGAGTCGGCGGGATCTTCTTCATCTACGCCGTACGCCACGGCGACGAGCTTGGTCGGGAAGCCGTGGAACGGCAGCGCGGTCTTTCGGGCCGGAGCGGCGGCGAGCCACTCATCCATCGGCATGCCAGGCGGGATCATCGAGTCGTGCCCGTCGTTGCCCATCAACCAGTCCCAAATCAGACACGTCCGGAAGTGCAGGAGTGGGCTCAGCTTGTCGCAGACCGCGTCCGGAAGGTCTCGCTGATACCAGCCCTGGCCGCACTCCGCGCCGTTGCGGCTGCAGGCGACGGCGATCCGAGCATCACGCGCGGCCGACTCCCCGATCCGGACGCCAATGAGCATCAGCGGCTTCTGTGGAGGATGTTCGGTCCAGAAGTCACATGGGCGGCAGTAGACCCAAAAGGTGCCGTCGTGATCGTTGTCCGTTGCGTCAACGGCGGGCTTGCCGCAGTGGCAACATAGATTCGACTGCTCGACGGCCGCGGCCAGACGACGCAACTCCATCTCCATCGGCTCGACTTTGATCTGTGCCGTGCACCAGCGGAGCGTGTTGTTGTTCGGCGGGGGAACGCCCCGCCCGAGCATGTAGACGAAGAACCGCTGATCCATCTCCGCCATCACCGTGCGGCATTCGATCCAGTCGCGTTTGGCCAAGTCGGCCATGATCGCCTGGGCCGATAGCCAGAGCGGCGGCAGCTCCATGCGGGTATCGCCGTAGAGGACGTACATCTTCCGCGGCCGTGGAACGCGCCCGGTTTCAATCAGGTGCACAACCAGCGTCACCATCGCCGTCGAGTCCTTTCCGCCGCTAAAGGCAACAGACCAGACGTCATGCCGGGCGCCGTACTCACGCAGCGATGCCGCGGTCAGCTCGATCGCCTCTTCCGACGTCATGCGGGCATCGTCAAAGATGGTGGGCTGACTGCTCAC